ATGTACCCCTGCGGCGGGCGCGCGAGCCCATGCGAGACGGCATTGACCCGCCGCTCGTAAGCGTCACCGTGACGAGCCGGCCCTCGAGCAGCTGGTTCGCGACGAGAGCGTCGGTGACGACCTTGATGCGGTCCTGCACCCGGTTGAGCGCCTCGTCTTCGACCTGAACCTTCGCGAACCTGGGCAGAGTCACGGGAGCCACCGACGCCAATCAGATGCCATGACCTGGTCGACGTCGACAGCGTGGGACGGCGCCGAGAGGTCTCGCCGGTCGGCGATTTCCTTGAGTTCGGCTTCCATCTTCTCGAGCTCGAAGCGCAAGTCGCGCGTGTCGGACTCCTGCTTCATCTTCATCTGAATCGCGGTGTAGAGCACCACGTAGCGCTCCCACCCGTTGGGGAAGTCGACCGTGTCGTTCGTGTTGACGAGCACCGTCGCGATGGGCACGTACCAGATGACCCCCGTCATGCCGGCGGTCGGCGCCGGCTGGAGCATCAGGCTGGTGCCCGACAGCTTGAACCTGGTGGTGTACCCGAGCCCGTCGTTGATGGAGTTCTTGTAGACGTTCCGCATGCCCCTCGGGAACGGCTGCAGGGTGACGACCGTGCCGTCGCTCGAGTTCAGGTCGACCCCGAGGAGCTTGTAGAACCCGACCGGGAGCGCGACGGTGTCGGCCCCCGTCGAGGTGAAGTTGCTGCTCGAGACGACGTAGTCGGAGGCGTAGGCCTCGACCAACTTCTCGTGCAGGCGCTGCACGCCCTCGTTGATCCACGCGTCGATTCCCGTCGCCGAGTCTGGAACGAACCCGGCGACGGGCATATCGGCGCGCTCTCGCGCCCTGGTACGGAGCGTTGCGAGCGTGACAGCGGTCATGGCTTAGCGGCCTCGGGAAGGACGAGCCTGGCTGTTCTGGAAGGTCGCCTCGAAGTAGAGGATGTTCCCGGCGGCGAGGTCAGTCAGCGCTTCGGTAGCGGTGTTGTTGGTGATGAAGACCTCGACCTGCGTCACGAGCTTGCCGTTGAGCGTGGTGTCGAGCGGCTGCATGATGGTGCAGACGCGAGCCAGTGCCACCGTGCCATTGTTCGTGCCTGTGACTCCGGGCGCGACCACAGCCGTGAAGTTCAGAAGCCGGCGATACCTGCCACTGAACGAGATGAGGATTCGACCGGCCGCCGTGCGAGAGATGGTTTCGATGCCGTTGCCGATGATGCCCGTGATGGTGTTGCCTGCGGCTCCGACGACGGAGCCCTGCACCTTCACCACACCACGCATCAGACTGCGGTCGGGCCCTGCGAAGTTCTTGGAAGCCATGTTGTTGTTCTCCTGAGACGAGGGTGAAGGAGGGTCGGCCTACAGCACCGACCCTCCCTCAGATGGCTTAGCTCGAAGGCATCGTCACGACGGCGTTGAAGCCCGGCGCCGTGGTGCCGAGGTTCGCGTAGTAGCCCATGCGGCCCTCGTACGCGTCGTCGTCGGTGAGACGGAGCATCGGCAGACCGTCGAGCTCGAGCATCTTGGGCGCGGCGCCCAGCGAGTAGAGCTTCCAGAACCGCATGTCGAGCACGTACCCCGTGCCGGCCGGGCAATCCTGGTCCAGGTACATCGAGACCGGACCCTTGGGGCCGTTGATCTGGATGGTCTGGAAGCCGACCTGGCCGGTGCCCTCGTACTTCGTCACGGCCTTCGAGCCGAGCGAGTTGAGGACCGACTGGTAGTCGGTGTGGTTGACGACGAAGTCGCGTGGGCGGGCGCCGTTGCGGTCGGCCTCCATCACGGCGTACAGCGCGCCCTCTTCAGGGAGCATGGCCGAGATGTCCAGCGGGATGCCAGCGAGGCGGGTGCGATCGACCGAGCGGTCGACGTCGAGGAAGTTCTCGCCACCGGACGGGTCCGTGACGGGCAGCCAGTCCGCGAGGCCGAGCATCTTGTTGCCCGAACCGCTGTGTTCGCGTTGTCGCCGGAGACCGACAGGAAGTCGGCCGCGGTCCAGTTCGTGCCGGCGAACGTGCCGTCAGCGAAGGTGAGCACGCCCGTGGAGCGGTTCACCTTGGTGATGGTGGCCGTCGCGGGAGTGGCGCGGTTGGCGCCGGTCGCCGTGGCCGAGGCCACGAGGATCATGCCGACCTCGAACGACGTGACGTCAGCCACGTTGCTCAGGGTGATGGTCGCCGGAGGGCCAGCCGCGACCGAACCGATGGCGCCGATGTTGCCCGAGCGCCCGCGGAAGAGGTTGACCGCGAGGTCCTTGCTGATGTTGTTGATCGAGCCCTTGATTTCATCGTCGAGGGTGCGAACCAGCGAGCCCACGTCGTTGCGCGCGGCCTCGATGGCCTCGCCTTCGATGCGGAACACCTGGTAGTTCTTCGAGCGGGTGAGGCTGAAGCGCCGGTACTGCGGCGCGCTCGCTCGAGACTGGGCAGACGCGAGCGTCACGCCACGACCCTGGCCATCGCCGATGCGAACGACGAGCTTGATGTCGGTGCCGACGAAGGACTCGTCCTTCGTGACACGGCTGAGGAACGGGTGGTCCGGGTAGACCTCGTTCTCGACGCGGTTCTGGGGCCAGAGGTTCTTCAGAACCGTCTGGATGTTCGATACGGTGGTAGTTGCCATGGTGAGTCACCTGTGTTGGCGGTGACTCACATGGAGATCACCAGCCGTTGAGTTTTCGGAGGAGGGCCGCCGCAGCGGACTGGTAATCCGAATCGTTTTTCGGGGCCGCCCCGCCCGATGCGGGAGCAGCGAGACTGGTCGACGAAAGCGTCGTCTGGCCGGTGTCCACTTCGCCCCGAGGCTTCACAGGTGCCTCAGCTTCTGGCTTGACGCTAGGCGTCATAGAACCTGAAGTCAAGCCATATCGCTCGGCCAAACGCTGTTTTTCCTTGGCGTGCTTCTCCTCGACGTGCGCCAGGGCGAGCTCCATGTTGGCCTCGAAGGTGTCCGCGGGGTATTTCCCGCCCGTCTTCTCGGCGAACTCGGTCAGCACGTCGATCGCTTCGTTCACGGCTTCTTCGCCGAAGCGTGACACGAGTGGGAACTTCTCGGCGCTCACGAGCGCGAGGCCGCGCTTCACGATGTCGGAGCGTGCCTTCCCGACCTTCTCCTCGTTGCGCTCCTTCTCGAGCGCGGCGAGCTTCGCCTGGAGCTCCTTGACGATTCCATCGGGCTCGGCCTTCGGCTCCTCGACCTTCGCGGCGCCCTTGGGTTGGCTCGCGAGCACGCGGTCGACGACGTCCTCGTACTTCAGGCCGACCGCCTCGAGCACCGCGAGGGGGTCCCTCGAGGCAGCGGCGCGCGAGAGTTTCACCGGGTCGACGAAGCGACCGATGTCCTCGAACGTCTTGACGCGCTCCTCACGCTCGCGCAGCGCCTTGCTCTGCGCCGCAATCTTCTCGAGCGACAGGCGAATCGTGGGGCTGGGTGCGTCTTCGGGCTTGATCTCCGGCTTCGCGGGTTCGGCCTTCTCGGGCGCCGGCGCGGGCGGGGTACCGACTCAGCTGCTTGACTGCGTCGTTCTGGTATTCAGCGGCGGACTTCGCGGGGGCCGGAGCAGCGGGAGCGGGGGCTGCATTGGTTTCGACGGTCATCAGTTCCTCGTGGCTACGCAACAACGGGTGGTACTGCGGGTGTAGGGGCCTGGGGCTGCACATTCACGGTGTTCTGCACGTTCCCGCCGCCGGTGGGTGCGGCCTTCGGCGGGCCACCTCCGAGCGCGTCGGCCGGCAGACCGGCCTGCACCGCCGACGTCGCGGCCATGCGGCTGGTGAGCTCGTTCGTCGCGGCGTCGATGTAGTCGCGCATCATCTGGAGTCTCTCCTCGTCCGCGCCGTGGTGCTTGGCGTAGAGGTACGACGACGTGCCCCGGCTGACGATGAGGGAGACGTCCTGGTACTTCTCGATGGGCGGCATCTCGGGCTTGTTCTCGTCGAGAATCATCGAGATACAGGCATCGACGTCGTCGAGGACGGCGTTCGCGAGGTTCTGCTCGGCCTCGATGTCGGGGAACTCGAGCAGGCGCTTCGCGGTCGCCATGTCGATGAACTGGCCTGCGAGGAGCTCCTGTACGCGCTGCAGGCGTGCGCCGGGCTGGCTCGGAAGGCTCGAGACCGGGAACATCTGGATGATGGCCTCGTCGTCGTCGAGCGCGATGTCCTTCCACTTCAGGACCTTGATGAACTGCTTGCCGGGCATGCGCACCGAGTGGTTCGGCGCGAACTTGTTCACCAGCTTCATCGAGAGGTACGTGAAGTCGAGGTAGAACGTCTCGTCGGCCTGCGCGTCGAGGGCGAAGCGCTCACTCTCGATGTCGTTGAACTCCCGCAGCGCCACCGCGGCGTCGAGGCCCGAGGGCTTCTTCGCGGCGACGCTGAGCTCGCTGAGTCCGACCTCCTGGAACCCCTTCTGGTACAGGCGGTCCATCTGGGCGAACTCTTCGCCGGCCACGGCGTTCTGGTTGTCCACCATGATGACCGAGCTCGGCGGCCCCTTGGTCTTCACGACCGGGCTGAAGCTGTTGTCGATGGCGTTCTCGTCGATGGTGCCGGCCTGCGCGAAGATGCGGCCGCGGCCTCGCCTACGCAGCTGCTCGCTCACCGAGCGGACCAGGCGGTTGAGTTCGGTCTGGATGCCCGTGAGAATCTCGGCAATACCCTGGCCCCAGAAGCCCTGGAGGCGCGGGCGATAGCGGCGGAAGACGAACGGGAAGCAGTCGAGCTCCCATGGCTCGCTCAGGAGCACCCCGCCCC